GTCGGTTCGCGCGGTCGTTGTTCGGGCACCAACGGTGACTTGACACAGTTGGTGGATATGCTGCTATTGAACGGGTATAACTGGCAACAGATCACGCCAGCTAACTTGACCCGTTCATCAACAGTAGCAACGTTGAACCTTAATAATCACGGTTTTAATCCGTATCAACGTTTGTGGATGACACAAGGTGATACCAATGACCCAATATATGTTGGTGATACTGCTTACACAGCATCTATTCCAACAATCAACCAAATCACCTTTACTGTAGCAGCTTCTGGTGCTTCGACTGGCGCATCTTCTGGTTCAACCACAGCTAACGGTGCTATTGGTTCGACCACAGCAACCTCAATCACCGTTACATCTGCTGCTTCGTTTCCATCATCTGGTCGCTATGCAATCTTGATTGATACAGAATGGATGCTTGTGACTGCTGGTCAAGGTACAACTACATGGACTGTGATTCGTGGTTTTGGTAACTCGACTGCTGCCACTCACTTGAACAGCGCGGCTGTTACTCAAGTCATCCTTATTGGTGTTGCACCAGCTGGTGGATATAACTGTTGGATTTCTACATTCAGGTCTGGTGGTACTAAAGCGACCTACCAAGCATCAGGTGGTAATCAGCGTATTTTTGAAATTGATGACTCGACAGCTACACCACGTTGGGGTGCTGTTCGTGGTTATAGTTCAATGACCGCATCAGCAACGGGTCTAGATCAAACTCCAACTGTTGCACAGATGGCAACTGCTCCTGCTATTACCAAATCGTCGGTTGCGGATACATCGGCAAGGCAGTGGAGTGCGCTTGTATCTAATCGTTGGATCTACCTCAACATTGATACAGCCAACAACGGTGCTGCTATTTGGGGTACTGGTGAACCTGGTAATTTCTTCTTTGGAGACCTGATTGGTCTTGCGCGTTCTGGTGATTTGTGGGGTACATATCTGATGGCCGCACAAGCAACGCCAGTATTCTCGGTTTCGGATACTACAGTTTTCCCGCTTGTCAACTGGAATGCGGTTTCTACCTCACACTATGTAATGCGTTCCTTTACTGGTATTGGTTCGGCTGTTAACGCCAACAAGTTCCCAATTGACGTTCGTGGAGGTGCTGCTGCACAGATGTATGCTTCTGGTCAGGGAACGTTAACATTCCCACATCCACCAGATGGTGGTATCTATCTGTCACCAGTATGTGCGGCAGAAGGTACTGCGGGTTATTGGCGCGGTATTTTCCCAGGGTTCTACTTCATCATGCACACTCGTCCTGCGCTACATGGTGATATTTGGACGGGTTCGGGTGCATTTGCTGGTAAGACATTTGTTGCATTGAACTGTTACTTCCCAACAACTGGTGGTCAAATAGCCTGGGAAATTTCTAACACGATTCAAGATTCGTAACAAATGGCTAACTTCGTTCAGGAATTCCGGAGCACGGATCTTAATGCTCCGGTTTTGAGTGGCACTACTGGAGCAATGCTTACGGTACTCAATGCCTGCCTGGTCGATGGTTATACTCCTGCATCTATAACAAGCATCACAGAATCAGGCTCCAACTATACAATGGTCATTCCAGCAGCTAATATCACGCTGTTGGTCAATGAGTATATCAAGATTGCATCATGCACTACGGGTGCGATAAATGGTGTGTGGAAAATAACATCGGTAAATGCTGCTGGCACTAGTATTGTCTTTACTGGTCCTGGCGGCATTGGTGCTATTACAGTTGGACCTGGAACGTATGCCAAAGCACCTATTGGGTGGACTAGACCTTTTGCAGCGGGCACTAACTCGCAAACATATCGCGCACCTGGATCATGGGCTGGAACCAATCAGTTCTATTTTCAAGGTATCGATAATGCTGCATTGGCTGGCTCTAATAAGGAAATGCAAGCATATGGTGCTGAAGTAATGACTGCGGATCAAACAATATCCTCTGGTAGATTTCCAACAGCGGCACAGTTTGCAAATGGATACATATGGACCAAGTCTGATACTGCATCAGATGCTGGCGCAAGAAAATGGTCAATAATCGGTGATAATTACACCTTTTACATGCAAACAATTCGTGATATTGGTAATGTGCAGTATTCTACCTTTGGTTTTGGAGAATACAAATCATTCAAATCTGGTGGTTCTAGTTATTGTTCTTTTATTAGTGGTCTGCAAACTACTAATGTATGGGCAGCATCAGATGGTGCATTTACTACTCCAGCATTTGCAAATACTTTGACTTCAAACGCCGTTAACATAGTACGAGGTGCCTCGGGTACTGGAACAGCACAAACTAGTGGTTTTTATTGTCTAGCAGGCGCCGGGGCTTATAATGGTAGAAATCCATCTAGACAACTTGGTGGTATAGAAGTCATGCCATATCTTGTAGTTGATGGTACTGCATCTAATGTTTGCGTTATAGGAAGACTACGTGGTGTGTATAACATAGGCGCAAGATGGCCGGCGAAAGGTGCGGCCGCAGTTTCGGGCCCGTACATACAGTTTAATGATAATCAGACAGTAACACTAGCTTCCAATCCTTTTGGTGGTACAACAATGAGCGTTTGGCGTGGTAATGATACTGGTTCACACATGCAGGTATTGGTTGATCGTTTTGGACCTTGGACATAAATCATGGCAAAATATGCACCTTTTGGTTCTGTTCAAGTATATCGTTCTACTGATACTGGTACTACTGGTCTTCAGGGCAATACGAATGGTAATTTATTGGGCGCTCTATACAATTGTCTGGTGGATAATCGTTCTGGGTCATCCTATGGTGGTCATGGTGGTATCTCAACAGGTACTGGAACCATTACAGAAGTTGGAACAACCTACAACGTAGTGTCTGATAACACATCAACACTAAAACTTGGTGATTGGATCTATTGGGATTCTACTGGTTACAATTCTACCTTACCGGCTGGTCTTAAGGATACTGCATTTCAGATAACTTCGTACACAGACAACAAACACTGGGGTTTTACTGGGCCTGGTGGTTTGGGTGTCATCACTACTTCTACTGCTACGCACTGGTTCAAATGTCCTTTGGGATATACTGTTGATTATAGCACAACCAACATATACGCATTTCGTTCTGGTGATAGCAGCAATAATGGTCGCCAACATTATTTTCAGGTGTGGGATGATTCGTCGGCGGCCGGCACACCGCAAGACGTTAAGGTTACTGGATTTACTTCGTTAGTAGCATTGGGTACGTTAGATCCAAGTATACAAGTTCCAAAACAAATGTCGTGGCCAGTAACTGGTTTTGCTTCTGGTGTTGGCGGATGTGGTGCAGGCGGAAATCCTAACGGAGTAAATTGGAGAAAATCTGGATCTAATGATGCCACACTTCGACCCTGGACAATATATGCAGACAGCAAGACTGTTTATTTGTATTTGAACTTCAATATCACCGTACCATGTCTGTGGGGCTTTGGGCATTTTATACCATATCGTTCAACCTTTTTGGGTAATTCGTTTGTTGCTGGCCAGCCCACATATGGTTTGACTACTGGTGATGGTATTGGTTCTAGTACCCTAGCTGGATTTCCTGGTGGTGCCAGCAACAATTTTCATATGCCATATAATGATGTCAATAAACCATGGGGAAGCAAGGATTATTCAGCCGTAGTAAATGCAATGTTTCATGTTGGTGGGGGTGCGCCAACTTGGAATGCTGGTTTAGTTGCTAAGTTTCCTGATCCAGCAACAGGTGGTACTGTATTGACTGTACCACAAATAATGTCTTTGACTGGTGAGGAACCTTCAAACGGACCTTGTCATGATTTTGTTGGTAGACCAGCTGGTCTTTATGCAGTATCACATCCACAAGCATCGGGCCCAGTAGCGGGTGATTTACTGACTAATATTACTGGTCTATCTGGTCGAACACTTGAGGTAATTACACCGCAATCAGCAGGTGGTACTGTTATTACGGCAGCTATAGACATAACCGGACCGTGGACGTAACATATGACTACCTATTCTGGTGGAATTGTTCTACCACTAGGCGATGGTTCTTCATTGAACTCGTCGCTTACACTTACTACTAGCTTGAGTGTTTGGCCTTCTGAAATTCAGGTTAATCAAGCTCCAGTTACATCAAATCCTATCTATGCTATATCTGCGTGGTGGTCAACAACCACCGTTGTAGGCGTAGGATCTACTGTCCAAGTACCATTCACAATTGCTGGAACATCTAGTAAGGTATTGGGATCTACGATTGTCATCAACTCTGACTTTGTTCCAGCCAATCTACCAAATTGGGTTCACGTTGATGGACCAGTTGTAACCACTTCACCATATTATGCGATTAGTGGTTGGTATACCTCATCGACCGCGATGAATTTTGCTCCTGCATTTCCAGCATATAGGATTGTGCCTTGGTGGACAGTTGACATCGGTACACCCGAAGGTGCTGCATATGGTTCTGCCAATGCAACACAGATAGGTGCTGCTGGTTTAGCTACCATTATTAGTGGTACGCAAACCACTGACGTTTCTGGAATCATGTCTGGACAGGTTGTGGTTGCTGGCAGTCCGTTTCAAGGAGCGATGGTTCGTGCGTATTATCGCCCAACAGGGGCGCTGATTTACTCTGCCCAAACAGATGCAAACGGTCAATACACGATCAAGTACCTGCAGCAAGGACAGAGCCAACTCTATCAAGTTATCTGTGATGCTCCTTCAGCTATCTACAACGATCAAGTAAAGGCAAGAGTTTCATCCGACTAACATGGCAAACTATACTCCACCAGCGTACAATCAAGTCAACTTCTTCTTTGACTTTCCAGCCGTAATGACGATGAACTATGTCGCACCTCCATATAACCACGTGGATTTCGACTTTGAAGCAGTAATGTCGGTCAGCCAAGAAGAAAAGGCTCGTCCACAATTCTTCATTCCGGAATAAGATAAATAGAGGAAAATAGAGGGCATTTCGATGATTCCTAATTCTAGAGCATCAATAACTGCATACGCGCTACGCGCATTGGGCGATGATGTGGTTGAGGTCAATGTATCCGAAGATCAATTGGATGATCGTTTGGACGAAGCCCTTTCGTGGTTCCGCGACTACCATTCTGATGGTGTCGAAAAGGTGTATTTCAAGCACCAAGTGACCTGTTCGTCAGTCAAGATCACCACTGCTAATGCTGAAAGCTTTAGTGGTCAAGAAATTATCACGGGTGGAACATCTGGTGTGCAATTCGTATTTGAATCTGCTCCAGATGCAAATACTATCTGGACTCGCAAGATTGGTGGTACGCTTGTTCCGGGAGAAACGTTGACGGGCGGTACGTCTGGTACTGTCGCAACGTTGACCTCGTTGCCTGCTGAAATAGTCATTGGCGATATTGAAAAGGGCTATCTACCACTGAATGACGCTATCATCAGCGTGGTGCGAGTTCTACCATTGAACCAAAACTACAGCGGTGCGAATTTCAATATGTTTGACGTTCGTTACCAAATCATGTTGAACGATATGTTTTCGTTGACCAACATCAACATGCTGTACTACACACAGGTTCAATCGCACCTAAGCATGATTAACTTCCTGCTTACGCCAGAGATTACCTATCAATTCAATCGACACAAGAACCAATTGCAATTGAACGTGGACTGGCAATATAAGGTCAATGCTGGTGACTGGATGATTGTCGAAACTTGGTCTATCCTAGATCCAGAGAATTGGACTAAGGTCTACAATGATCGTTGGCTCAAGGAAATGTTCATTGCACTAATCAAGCGTCAATGGGGTAACAACCTCAAGAAATTCGAGGGAATGCAATTGCCTGGCGGCGTGATGTTGAATGGTCAAAAGATTTTCGATGAAGCGACGGCAGAAATTGAAAACCTCAAGCAACGTGTAATTTACGATTACCAAGAACCAGTTGATTTCCTGATAGGCTAAAATGCCAACCAATCACTACTTTCAGTCGGGTGTTCCTGGGGGTCGTTCCTCAGAGCAAAAGGTGCTTGAAAGCATCATCATCGAATCCTTGAAAATCTATGGGTTCGATGTATACTACCTACCTCGAAAGTTGGTGAAAGAGGACATTCTATTTGGTGAGGATGTGCTGTCGAAATTTGAGTTCGCAGTACCTCTAGAAATGTACCTCAAGAATGTCAATGGCTATGCGGGTGATGGCGACTTCGTAAGAAACTTCGGTATCGAAATACGAGACAGGGGAACTTTCGTATGTGCCCGCGCGAGATATGCCCAAGCCGTTTCTGCTAAGGGAATGGGCATTCTACCAGATCGTCCAGCTGAAGGTGACTTGATCTACATGCCAGCATCAAACAGCATGTTTGAAATCAAGTTTGTAGAACACGAAGATCCATTCTATCAGTTGGGTCGCTTGTACGTTTGGGAAATGGAATGCGAGCTGTTTGTTTACAGTTCAGAAAAACTCGACACTGGTATTGGTCAGATTGACGAAATCGTTACTCTGCAAAGCGAAGAGGAGTCGCTCTGGAATATGACGTTGAACAATGGTGGCCAACTGCTATTGCAGAATGGCAATACCTTGCTCCAGTCAGGATTCAAAATCGGTACTATTATTCCTGGTGCAGATAACGACCAGATCAAGACAGAGGGTGATACCATTCTTGACTTCTCTGAAAAGAATCCGTTTGGTGAGATTAGCCAATGATCGACAATACGATTTTCTACCACAGCACTATTCGCAGCACAGTAGTCGCGTTTGGTGAACTGTTCAACAACATCCGCATTCAACGTGTGGATTCCGCTGGAGCGGTTGTCCAAACGCTCAAAGTTCCTTTGTCTTACGGACCTAAGCAAAAGTTCTTGGTTCGTATTAGGCAAAACCCTGATCTAGCGACCCGCTCGCGCATCGAAATTACTGTGCCTCGTTTGGGGTTTGAAATCGTCAATTTCCAGTATGATGCTAGGCGCAAGCTTGCACCTACGCAAAAGCAAAAGAAGGTTACATCAGATGTGATGATGAACACGATGTATAACCCAGCCCCTTGGAACATCAACTTTCAGCTTCACGTTTTGGTACGCAATCAAGATGATGGTCTGCAAATTCTAGAACAGATCCTACCATTCTTCAATCCAGAGTATGTGGTGCGTTTGAATGATGTTACTGACATGGGTCTACAGCACGACCTGCCAATCGTGCTGAATGGGGTTACTTATTCAGATGATTATGAGGGTGACTTTCTCACGCGCAATTCAATTGTCTGGACGCTAGACTTCACAGCCAAAGCTAACATCTATGGTCCAGTCACGAAGCAAGGTGTTATCAAGACCGCTATTGCTACGTTGTATCCAAACATGCCTGGCTACGATCAGGTAGACAACGAGCGTTACACCGCTGCTGTTGTACCTCCTACTGCTGGACCAGCAGACACATACACTATTCTAGAGACTTGGGATAAACTGATCGATTGATTGGATAATGATAGACTATGGACAATGATAGAGTAGTTGATACGGTATCGCACCTCGTAGATCCTGAATTGCCTGTTGTTAGAGTTCAACCGCAGCTTCCAGTGGTGATTGAACCTATTGACAGTTCGGGTGATGACCTACAAGATGACTATGAGCTTGCACGAAAGCATCTACGGGAAACTGTAGAAAGGGCATCTGAAGCCCTCAGTGGCATTCTACAAGTCGCCAAAGAATCAGACCACCCTAGAGCATTCGAGGTTGCTGGGCAGTTATTGAATGTCGTTGGCGAAGCAGCAAAGAACCTGATGGAACTACAGAAGCGAAAGAGGGACATGACTGGTGAGACTCCCCAGACCTCTACCGGCGACACCAACATCGAAAATGCGGTGTTCGTTGGTACTACCCAAGAGTTGGCTGAAATCATGAGAAGGCCGTCGAGAGAACGCCTACCTAATGTCGAATAAACCGATCACAGTTACGCACGTTAAGAAAGCGCGTAGCGGACCAAAGAGTTATCTAGCAAACCCTCGCTTGAAGGCGAAGGGTGTGGTAGTTCCTTTTACCCAAGAACAGATTGACGAATACGCTAAATGTGCGGGTGATCCGCTGTACTTCATCAAGCATTACATGAAGATCGTCAACTTGGATCGTGGTCTTATTCCGTTTGAGACCTGGCCTTTCCAAGAAAGGATGATTCACACGTTCCACGCTAATCGTTTTTCGATTTGCAAACTGCCGCGTCAAACAGGTAAATCAACCACAGTTGTGGCATACTTCCTTTGGATGGTACTTTTTGTACCACAACAAAGTCTGGCTATTCTAGCCAACCGAGGCGATTTGGCAAGAACGCTGCTGGAGAAGATCAAGTACGCATACGAATACCTACCACTGTGGATTCAGCAAGGTATTGTCACATGGAACAAGGGTAACATCGAATTAGAAAATGGTTCCAAGATTGTCGCTACTGCAACGTCATCGTCTGCGGCGCGTGGTGGATCATACAACGCTATTCTGCTGGACGAGTTCGCGTTCGTTGAACCAAACATGCAAGAGTCATTTTTCAATTCCGTGTATCCGACGATTTCTTCTGGTCAGTCATCGAAGGTTATCATCGTTTCTACGCCGAACGGTATGGGCAATCTATTCTACAAGATGTGGATGGATGCTACAGACAAGATTGCAGCGAGAAATGCGTACAAGCCGATTGAAATCAATTGGTGGGATGTTCCTGGTCGTGATGAAGCGTGGAAAGCAGAAACTATTTCCAACACCTCACTACGTCAGTTCCAACAAGAGTTTGAATGTCAGTTCCTTGGATCGATGGATACTCTCATTGATCCTAACGTCATCAGGTCGATGGTGTTTGAGCGTCCTATTTACGAAAAGGATCATATTGACATCATCGAACAACCACAGAAGGATCACATCTATTCAATAGTCTGCGATACTTCACGCGGTATTGGACTCGACTATTCTGCATTTGTGGTCATGGATATTACTGCGCTGCCATATAGTACAGTAGCAAAGTATCGATGCAATGATGTATCGCCGTTGCTGTATCCGTCGGTCATTTACAATACTGCGAAGGCTTACAACGGGGCCTTCGTTCTGATCGAAATCAACGACAATGGTCAGCAAGTAGCAGACATCTTGCATGACGATCTTGAATATGACAACATCGTTTGGGTTTCAAAGGATAACAAGTCTGGGCAGTCCGTTGGTGGTGGGTTCGGGAAAAGCGGGGTTTCATTGCAGCGAGGCGTAAAAACCTCAAAGCAAGTCAAGCGTTTGGGTTGCACGTTGCTGAAGAATCTTGTAGAGAGCGGAAAGATCATAGTCAGAGACATCGACATAATCGGTGAATTGTCTACATTCGTTCTCGACAAAGATACCTATGCTGCGGAAGAAGGGTGTAACGATGACCTTGCAATGTCGTTGGTACTCTTTTCGTGGATGGTAAATCAAGACTACTTTAAGCAAATAACCAACACAACCTTGAGAACCTCGCTTTACGAACAACAGATGCAGGAGTTAGAGCAAGACCTAACCCCATTTGGTATCGTAGCAGATGGCCAGGAAACTGGCGTCAAAGTGGGTTTTGGTGAAAACAGTTGGCTAATCAAGCCCGAGGATGAAGACCTTTGGCTGACGCGATCTTTGACCGAAACCTGAAAAATCTAAAGGCATAAATACTCGTTGCTAATCAAGATTACACGATCTGATTTCACGAATTTTCGGCCCAGTAAGTAACGTAATAGGAGAATAACAATGGCCTTCCAGCTCTCACCTGGTGTACTCGTTGT